TGTGCCTGGCATTGAAGGCGGCTTTGTCGTGATTGGTGCGCGTACCAGCAAGATGACCGTGCCGGAAATGACCGAACTGATAGAGTTATCCACAGCCTTTGGCACACAACAGGGCGTGAAATTCCGCGCATTTGTTGATGATTAAGTGCCCCGTTTGCGGGACGTGGACAATCGTGAAAGAGACGCGATTAGAAGCTGGCAACGCCCGCCGCCGCCGGATTGAATGTGCAAATATGCACCGATTCACAACCTTGGAGACTGTAATTGCTGAAAAAACACGAGTACGTCAGAAGCAAAAAGTTGCTAAAGCTAGTGGCAAGCCTTGATTGCCAATGCTGCGGATCGGGCCAAATGGTGCAGGCCGCACACACAAATTGGGGCGGCGGCAAGGGTCGGGGCATCAAGGCAGACGATAATTTGGTGGCTGCACTATGCTTACATTGCCATTTTGAAATCGACCAAGGTGCAAATTTGGATAAAAATGAGCGCCAATATCGGTGGAATCAGGCGCACCAAAAGACGGTTGATGCATTGACCAGCACGGGCCGGTGGCCTAAAGACGTTCCATTGCCTTACAATTAAGGTGTCAACACGCATGGGGATTAAGTTAGTCTCCAGCCGTGTTGGTGATATCAGACAACCAAGTCGGAGGCCTATTGCGTTTTGATGTCGTAAGTTGAGCAGTGAACGTCCAATCTCCTGAGAAATTCTCAATGACACAAACGACCGGTCCTAGGACAAGCCTGAGATGGGTACAGGCCACCAACAACCTTAAAGGAAAGCCATGAAAAACAATGTTGCGGACTTTATTTCGACCATGCTGCACAGCGGCACGGTTACCCATTTTATGCACTTGGCAACCGATTCCTATGCAACGCACAAAGCCTTGGGCAAGTATTACCCCGAAATCATTGAATTGACCGATGATTTTGCCGAGGCTTACGCTGGATGCTACGAAAAAATTAAAGACTATCCAGAAAATTTCCACAACGCCAAAGACCCGCAGAAGTACATGGCAAGCCTTAAAACTTATATTGAAAAGAATCGGGTGGCATTGCCGGAAGAATCCCAATTGCAAAACATCGTGGACGAAATTGCCGCTTTGGTTGACGCTACGATTTACCGTCTAACCCTCAAATGATCCGCATATTTGCAGGATACGACCCTCGGGAAGCCGTGGGCTACCATGTATTCTGCCAATCGGTCATAGAGCGCACTAAAGGGCTGGTCAGCATCACGCCCTTGTCGGGCAAGCAGCGAGACGGCACAAACGCATTTACCTATCAGCGGTTTCTAGTCCCATTTTTGTGCGGATTCCAAGGTAAAGCCATATTCTTGGATGGCAGCGATATGCTTATGCTGGCAGATATTGAAGACCTAGAAAGCCTGTTTGACCCGCGCTACGCCGTCCAAGTGGTTAAGCATGACTATCAGACCAAACACTTGAGGAAGTACATTGGCACACCAATGGAAGCCCGAAATGGCGACTATCCGAGAAAAAATTGGTCAAGCGTGGTGCTGTGGAACTGCGAGCATAGCCGCAACAAGGTGCTGACACCCGAATTCATTGAGGAAAGCACAGGCGAAGAACTGCACCGATTCCAATGGTTGCCTGACTCATTGATTGGCGATTTGCCAAGGGAATGGAACGTACTGGTAGGTGAACACGACCATTTGCGGACAAAGATTGCCCACTACACGCTAGGCATACCGGAATTTGACCATTACGCCGATTGTGATTACAGTAAGCCGTGGATGAACACCAAGAGCCGAATGCTTAATGGCTTGATTCACATGAAGGATGCACATGGCTGATTACGACTTGATGGCGCAAGCATTGGCAGACAAGCCCGCTGGCTTTGGTTACGGTCTTCGATATGGAATGGGCAAAGCCGGTGACCCGTTGACTCTTAAAGGAAAAGGCTATTTTGGGGAAATGCAAACAGCCGAAGGTTATCCAATGGGCGAATACTCAGGCATTTCTAGCTTTAACGGCAAGGATGTGGAACACCCGTTTATCGTGCCAACCTTGAACAAACAAGAACTTGACCTTTTGCGGATGACTGGCGAAGTGTCACCCGAAATTGCAAGAAAAGCCCAATTGTGGGCACAAGGTCGCATGGAACAAGGCAAAGACCCATTTGCTACCCAAAGCGACATTCGATTGCCTTACCCCTCTGAATAAGGACGCATATGCCGAGCACTAGCAGCAAACAAGCCAAATTTATGGCAGCAGCCGCCCACAACCCAAAATTTGCAAAAATGGCAGGGATTCCGGTGAAGGTAGCCAAGGAATTTAACAAGGCTGACCAAGCCAAAACACCGCCGCCGAAGAAAAAATAATGGCTGATTATCGACAATTAGCTGGTGCGCTGACCAACAGCGACACAATACAGGCCACACCAAGAAATCCGGTGCTGGGCGGTGTTGCCGATTTGTTGGGCATGGCCTATAAGCTGCCTGAGATGCCTCGCTTGGGTGTGCCTGGCATGGACTTTTTAGCGGCGAATCGCAATAAAGTGCTGGATTTGCTTGGGATTGGCGATGTCCAAAAGACCGCCGATGCCTTGTCTTATAACAATGCGATCGGAACAGGCAAGGGCATGACTTACCGCCCGAAGGACGAAACCATTAATGCTGCGCTGGCGGTTGCGCCTATGGTGGCTCCAGCCGCCCGTATGGTTGGCAAAGGTGCAATGGAAACAGGCCGGTTTGTCGCGCCAAAAGCTGGACAGCTTGCCGAGCAATACATGGTGAACACCGGCGGCATCCTGCCATTGGATGTGTACCACGGAACACCGCACACGTTGCCACCTACGCCAAAGAATTCGCTAGGCGAGTTTGATGCAAGCAAGATTGGTACAGGTGAAGGCGCACAGGCTTTTGGCTATGGCATATACACGGCAGAGAATCCTGCGGTGGCAACAGGTTACAAAATTGCTGCTAAAAATACTGCATACACGATTGATGGAAAAAACGCTATTGATGCCGCTTATGCAGACAGAACATTGAATAAACCGGTAAGATATTTGCAAGATTTTAAGGGCGATGTTCAAGCAGCCATAAAATCAGCTATTGATGACGGTCAACCTCAAGTTGCACAAGACATCCAAAAATTATTTGATGCTGGTCGAATTAAACCAATGCCTACTGGCAACCTCTACAAAGTAGACCTACCGGACGAGAAGATAGCAAAGATGCTGGATTTTGATAAACCATTGAGCCAGCAAAAAAACATTCTTGATGCGCTTACACCGGAAAACATGGGGTTGACTTTGCGCCCAACCGCTGAAGGTAAATATATGGCCTACTTAGCTGATGGGAAACCAATTGGCTTGCAAGTGAAAGGCGTAACGCCGGAAGTTTTTAGAGAAAAATGGATAAGTAGATTAAGAGAAATGGGCGATCTTGAAGGTGGAGCAGGCCGTGCAGTTGGTTATCTTGGTGGCACAGTGCCAGGCGATCTCCCCCCACTTGTTGCAAAAGCATTGCGTCAAGCTGGCATTCCAGGCATCAAGTATTTTGATGAAGGATCGCGCAACTTAGCAAACACTTACATTGTTAAAAATCCTCAAGGTGGTGAGAACGTGTTTTCTTCTAAAACAGCAGCCGAGGCTTATGTGAAGAAGTACCCAGAAGATAAACTAATTGAGCCAAAAGTAACCCGCAACTTTGTTGTGTTTCCTGGCGAAGAGAAAAACATGACAATCCTAGAACGTAATGCACAAAAGAAATAAACAATAGGTTCTATATGACTTCAGAATCTAAAGTAGGCAAAACTAGAAAGAAAACGGGTGGTCGCACGGGTGGGACGCCCAACAAGGCCACGCAACAGGCGCGTGAGGCCATTGCGCTGTTTGTTGATGGCAATGCCCATAGATTGAGCGAATGGCTTGATACGGTCGCTTACGGCGATCCCGAGCATGACATCAAGCCCAATCCGGCAAAGGCGTTTGAACTGTTCCAATCGGTGGTGGAATACCATGTGCCTAAGCTGGCAAGGACTGAAGTCACAGGCGCAGACCAAGGGCCGGTGGAAATGGTAGTGACATGGGCAAACGGGAAATAATCCTGCCGTACAGCCCTCGGGACGCATTTATGCCGTTCCACAACCGCACGACTCGCTGGTCATGTTTGGTCGCCCACCGAAGGGCCGGTAAGACCGTGGCGGCAATCAACGATGTGATTAAGCGGGCGATCACAGAAGGCAACCGCAGCGCACAGTATGCGTACATTGCCCCATTCCGCAGCCAGGCCAAGCGCGTAGCATGGGATTACCTCAAGCATTACGCTGCTCCGATCACCAAAAACACAAACGAAGCCGACCTGATGGTGGAACTGATTAACGGCGCAAAGATCATGTTGTTTGGCTCAGATAACGCTGACGCTATGCGTGGCCTGGGCTTTAACGGCGTATACCTTGACGAATATGGCGACTTCAAACCTAGTGTTTGGGGCAATGTGATCCGGCCTACGCTGTCCGACCGGCTGGGTTGGGCGGTGTTTGGTGGTACTCCTAAGGGTAAAAACCAATTTCACGACATTTACAAGGTCAGTCAAGGCACACCGGATTGGTTTCTGTTGCGGTTGCCAGCCTCTGTAAGCAAAATCTTGCCTGATTCCGAATTAGAGGCAGCACGGGCGCAATTAAGCCAAGATCAATTTGATCAAGAATACGAATGCAGCTTTGATGCGGCAATCATGGGCGCGTACTACGGGCAAGAGATGCGCTTGGCGCAGGACGAAGGCCGTATCAGGGAATTGCCATTCGATGTCGATGCGCCGGTCTATACCGCATGGGACTTAGGCTATCGGGACGATACCGCCATTTGGTTCTATCAAGTGATTCGAGGCGAAATCAGGGTCATGGACTATTACGCCGTATCAGGCGCAGGCATTGAAGACATTGCCCAAGTGGTAATCGACAAGGGCTATCGGTACACCAAGCATTATCTACCGCATGATGCGCGGGCAAAAACGTTGGCATCAGGCGGCAAATCCATCGTAGAACAGCTTGCGGCGCACCTTGGCGGCATGAGCAAGCTGGCAATCGTGCCTGAGATTGGCATCCAAGACGGCATCCAGGCGGTCAGAATGGTGTTGCCTAAGTGTTATTTTGACCCAAGTTGTGAAGATGGGTTGGAAGCATTGCGCCAATATCAGCGGGAATACGACGAGGACAAAAAGGCATTTCGACAAAATCCCCGCCATGACTGGTGTTCACATCCTGCGGATGCCTTTAGAATGCTTGCAGTTGCCTACAGGCAAGAGGCTAGAGATCAAACGCCGCCCAAAGGCAAGACCCTGCAAACCATCACTTTGGATGAGTTGTGGGAATATGACACTCAACACCATCGTGGAGAACGAATATGAGCCAGCCAGTAGCAGAAGTCGGTGGATACAAGAACATCACAGCAACCGGTGCAGTCAGCACCGGCTCTTGCCAATTGATTGGCTTTTACGTTAACAGCACAACTATTGGCACTTTGGTGCTACGCAATGGCGGCGCAAGCGGTGAAGTGATGTCGGGCACGATTACACCCGCCATCGGGTTTCACCGATTTCCTGCCAACGTGGGCGTAAGTCTCTATGCAACGGTTGGCGGCACTTTGGACGTTACATTCTTCTTTGCTGCGGGTAGCTAATGGCTTATCAAGAAATGGGTGCATACGAGGGCGATGACCCTGGCCCGTACTGGCACGACCAAATCGAAGCGGCGCAAAAGGTCTTTGACAAGTGGGAAAAGCGCGGTCATAAGATCATCAAGCGTTATCGGGATGAGCGCGATGCGGTAGAAATGCCCCGTGTTCGCTACAACATCCTGTGGTCGAACATTCAAGTGCTGTTTCCTGCGCTGTACGGCAGGCAGGCCAAGCCCGAAGTCTCCCGTAGATACATGGATCAAGACCCCGTTGGTCGGCTGGCATCCACAATGCTGGAACGGGTCATGGAGTACGAAACCACCCAATTTGGCGACTTTGACCAAGCCATGCGCGGTGCAGTGGAAGACAGATTGCTGCCTGGGCGTGGTACGGCGTGGATTCGTTACGAGCCGGTGATTGTCAACGAAAAACCCGAAGCAAGCGAGGCCGCCGGTCAGATGGAGGAGCCAGGCGAGGCGCAGATTTACGACACGGTAGAGGAGCCGACTGAGCGCATTGATGCGGCGCACAGCCCCATCGATTACGTTTATTGGACAGACTTCTTGCACAGCCCAGCCCGCACATGGGACGAAGTATGGTGGGTTTCCCGCGCCGTCTACATGACCAAAGACGAAGGCATTGAGCGTTTTGGCGATGTCTTTAAGAACGTGGGCTTGGACAGCAGCAACACGGACATGGATGCTAAGAATCCAATGACCGCTAAGAACACCTATGACAAAAAAGCCAAGGTGTTTGAGATTTGGAACAAGCGTACCGGCAAGGTCTGCTGGATTGCTAAAGGTTATCCACAGGCGTTAGATGAGCGCGATGACCCGCTGGAATTGGAAGAATTCTTCCCTTGTCCGCGCCCGCTGATGGCGACCACCACCACAGGGACAATGATTCCCGTGCCGGACTATGCTGAGTACGAAGACCAAGCGCAGGAACTGGACAACCTAACCCAGCGCATCTACTTGTTGACCAAAGCCTGTAAAGCGGTCGGTGTGTTCAATGCTGAATTCAAGGAATTGGGCCGCTTGTTTACCGAAGGCGTGGACAACAAGCTATTCCCCGTGACTGCATGGGCGGCAATGAGCGAAAAAGGCGGCTTAAAGGGCGCTATTGACATGATGGACACATCAACCATCATTGTCACCTTGCGGGAACTGTACGCCGCACGGGAACAAGTTAAGCAGGCCATCTACGAAATCATGGGCATTTCGGACATCTTGCGCGGCGCATCCAAAGCCCAAGAAACCCTTGGCGCACAGCAGCTAAAGGCAAACTTTGGCAGCTTGCGGATGCGTAGCAGCCAAGGCGATGTGGCGCGGTTTGCGTCTGACATTTTCAAGCTAAAAGCGCAAATCATTTGCAAGTTTTACCCGCCTGAGTTGATTGTGCAGATGTCCGGTGTGATGGACACACCCGATGGGCAAAACCCGGAATTGCTGCAAGCCGCCGTGCAGATGCTGTCCAACAGCACAATCCGCGACTTCCACATTGCGGTTGAGGCCGACAGCTTGGCGCAGATTGATGAACAAGCAGAGAAACAAGGCGCACAAGAAGCCATTCAAGCCATTGGACTGTTTTTGCGTGAGGCAATCCCCATGATTTCCCAAGCGCCCGAAACCCTGCCGATGGCATCTGAGATGCTGCTGTTTTTGGTGCGCCGATTCCGCGCCGGTCGCGGTCTTGAAAGCGCAGTCGAACGCGCCATGAAAGCCTTGGAACAGAAAGCGGCAATGGCGCAGCAGCAACCGCCTGGGCCGCCGCCCGAAATGCTGCAATTGCAAGCTGACCAACAAGCAGAACAGATGCGGATGCAAGCGCAAGCACAGACTGAGCAAATGAAAATGCAAGCGCAAGCCCAAATCGAACAAGGCAAGGCGCAACTTGAAATGCAGATGCATCAAGCCAAGGTCGAGGCCGAAATGCAACTTCAGCAAATGAAAGCTGACTTTGAGACTGCCAAGCAAAATAACGAATTGCAGATAAAAGCGCGTGAAATGGCTGGCAAGGAAGAATATGAACGATGGAAAGCCGAGTTGGACGCAGCAACCAAAATTATGGTGGCTCGCATTGGTAGCAACCCTGGAATCGACCTACCGGTGGTTGAGGCAGCGGCTGCACAAATAACCAATGAACTGGGCGGCACAATCGTCCAGGCAATGGACAAGATCACCGCTTTG